GATTGCTGTCCAGTCCTTCATTCACCACGCTGTCCATTTACTTGGTGTTCTGGCCCGCCGTTACGGTCTGGGTCTCGCCGGTGGGCTCGCCCTCGCCGTCCAGGATCGGCCGCTGGACGGTCACCGTCTTGGCCTCCTCCGGGTTGAGCATGGGCATGGGATACTTGGTGTAGGTCGTGGTGCCATCGGCTTCCTCATATACGCGGTCCTGCGGCTGCTCCTGCAGATCCACGTCGCCCCAGCCCAGGATGCGGGTGTTGTCCATGCCCGACACCCAAAGGGTGGTGTCCTCCATGAGGACCATCATATTGTTGGCAGAGAGGAAGACCTCCATGGCATGATCCACGCCGGGCACCTTATGCGGATAGGTATAGGCCGTCTTGTCCTGACGCGCGCCCAGTCGGTAGTTGGAGCTGTCACCACAGACATACACCTCGCCCCGCTCGGTAATGGCGGCGGACGAGTTGCCGTTGGCAAAGACCTTGACCACCTTGCCGGTGGACTCATCGCCCAGGTAGCCCACGCCGCCGGGACCGCGGACACGCTGCGGCGTATGGTACTTGGCTGTCGAGGACACGTCGGTGTTCAGACCCAGAGAACCGGTGATATTTTGACCCCAGGCATACACATAGCCGTTGGAACCGGCGGCCAGGGCAAAGTTGTTGCCCGAGGCCAAGGAAACCATGTTGATCATGTTGCCCGCGCCGGTCTGGACGGGGGCACCATGCTTGATCATGTGCTCCACGGCGGCGGCCCGCACGGTGTCCATGGTTGCGCCCTTGGTGATATACTCCGCCGGGTCCATGCCGGTCTGGCGGCACAGGGCCAGAATGTCATTGATCCGCTGGCGCTCCTCCGCCACGGCCCGCTGTGCGCTCTCCTCGCTGGTGGCGCCGTGCGTCCCGGCAGGGGGAGGGGTGGGGGTGTTCACGGGGTCCTGGCCGCCCGCGCTGCGCTGGCCGCCGGCAGGCTCCCCGCCTCCCTGGTCGTCCGGCTCCGCGTCGATCTTGCGCTGGAGATCGTCATACTCCGCCTGTTCCTCCGCCGTCAGGCCCCGCCCGGCGGCGCGGGCAGCGTCCACAATGGCCTGCTGCCGCTCGATCCACTTTTTCTTGTTTTTCATGCTCTTACCTCCAATACCTGTTTTTGTTGATCTGGATTTGCCTCTCATACAGGGATAGATCCGGCGGCCCGTTATCGGACCGGCCCACGCCCACGGTTGCGTCCGCAGGCACGGAAACAATGGAAATTTCCAGCACCGTCCATTTCCGGGCGATTTGACACGGTCCGGTGAAACGTCCGTCCGCAGACACGGCCCCGGCCTTGACCTCCTCCCAGGCGTCCACAGCGTAGCGCACGGACGTGGTTTTCAGGGTTCCGGTCTTGACCTTGCCGAAAATCTTTTCGGCGTCGTCGTCGCTGTCGAACTCAATTTCTGCCATGCCCCGGTTGTTCTCCACCCAGGCCCGGATCACCCTGCCCACCACTCTGTCCACGTCATGGTTGAACAGGACCACGCCCACCGTGTTCATGCGGGACAGGTCCACAGCGCCAGGGCCGTGGTCCAGGATCTCCATGCCGAAATAACGCCGGTATGGCTCCTCACTGGAAAAGCTAACTGTCCGCCGCCGGCTGTTCTCCGCCTCCGCCGGGCTGTTCGCCTCCCTGGTCAGGATTTCCCCCATGCTCCGGGTCGTCTGGTTCTTTTCCTCCTCCGGCGCCGCTCTGCTGGGCTGCTGTCGTTCCAGTTCCAAAAATTACACCTCCCATATCAATTCCTTTTTTGCGGCCATACTCCAGGACCTCCGCCAGTTCGTCCACGGCCTCTTTCCAGTCCTTGCCCTTTTCGGCCTGGAGGTCCTGGAAAGTCTTTTGGCCGCTTTGCAGGGCGATCTTGTCCGCGCTTGCCTCTTTCGCCGGGTCGATCCACTTTTTCGGTGCCTTGACCCAGGAATGATCCATATAGTCCTCTTTGCGCTCCCAAAAATCTGGCACAGAAAACAGGCCAGACAGCACCCCCGAAATTAGAAAGTTTTCGTACACCTCGGACATGAACGCGGTTAAAAGTTCGATTTCCTCCGTGTATGTGTTTTCATCCTCCAGGGCATTTTGACGGGCGGACGAATAGGTGGCCCCGCTCATGTCGCGGCTTACCGCCTCATAGGAAAGGCCCTGTCCCGCTCCAATTAGGCCCTGCTGTGTTTTCAGGAACGCGGTGGCGTCGGTGGCCGCCCCTTTGGGATCCACCACCTCCACGTCGTCCCCGGCCCCCAGTTCCATGATCATGCCGGGCGTCATTTTCTTGCCGGAATAGTCCACCTGTCCGCCCTTGCTGTTCCAGTTACTCCGCCCGGTGCCTCCGCTCGGCATGGTCTTTTTGATCACCAGTCCCACCAGGGCGGCGATCCGTTCCTTGATGGCCACGGCGGTGATAAATTCGTTTGTGTCCCGCACTCTGGTGATTGTCGGGGACATATCGGACATTTCCCGCAGTTGGCTTGGGCGGTGTTTGCTCTTGTAGAAAAACACGTCCTTTGCCTCGATGTATGCAGGCTCCGCCAGCTGCCAGCCCTCTATGTCATACTGGCGGATCCAGTAGCCCACAGGGCGGCGATATTGGTTATACTCAATTCCGCCCACCACCCTGTTTCCCTGGTAGCGCGGCGTTGCCTGGGTCTTGTCCAGTTCGTCCACTTCCAGGCATTGAAGTTTGAACGGGACCACACCGCCGGGGGTGTAACGGTACAGGACGATCATGCCGCCGTCCACCTTTTTCCGCTCTACCATCATCCGCAGAATTTCATTGAAAGACTGTTCCCCGGTCACGTCGCAGTTTCTGGCCTTGCACCAGCGTTTCCACGCTTTTTCGATCTGTTTATCCAGGCTGTCGTTTCCGGTTGCGGCCCGCAGGGTATAGCCCTTGCCCACCACGTTGCGCTTGTAGGCGTGGAGAACGGCCTGGGCTATATCGCTGTTTCGCTCCAGGTCCCGCGCCCGTGCCCGCACAATGTCCCGGCTGTATTTGTCGGTTGCCTCCGCGCTTTCGTTTGTGACCCGCCACCCGGAATTGATCCGGCCATTTCCGGCGGCGTCATAGCCCCGCAGTTCCTCCAGCCCTTGCCGCCACATTTCCCGCTCATAGGCCCGGCGCGGGGACACGGCGGCGATCACGTTATCAAACCAGCCCACGCCGATCACCTCCCATCGAAAAACGCCACATAGGTCCGCCCCAGCAGGCTGCCGCTTTCCTCATTGGCCAGTTGTGCCTCCAGGTCGTCCCGCATGGACTTTAACATGGCCAGGTCCGCACGGGTCAGGGACCGGCTGCCGATCTTGTATGACTGGCCACCACACAGCACGGTGGTGATGGCGGTATTTACCTGGGCCAGCATTTCCGCTGCCGTCATTTTCGTTTCGTCCATGGTTCCCTCCGCTTAAATCCACTCGCCGCTTTGGCGGATCCAATTTTCCTCCGGGGCCGTTTCCTGCCTTGGCGTCTGGTCCGCCTTTTCCTGCGGTTTCTCCGCCGTGCCCTCCTGGTTCTGGAGGAACAGGGACCGGACCTCCAGCACGTCCGCCGCCGCTGCCGCGTACACCTCACAGTCCAGGTAATGGTTGGCCGCGTGGGAGGCTTTCAGCGCCCACCGCTGGACCACCTTTCCCTTGGACCGCTCCGTGATCTTATGCTCCGCCGTGACCTGTTCCGCATACTCCAGATCACAGTCTTTGTGTACCATCCAGGCGCCCCGCCCGTTTGGTTTCCTCATTCTGGAGGCGATCATGTCCTTGTATTTTCCGCCGTCCACCAGGACCAGCTGCATACCGTTGGCGCGGCTCCCGGCCTTGTCCACGGTGGAAATTCTGTAATGCCCCTGCATGGTTGGGACGCCTTTGCATGGCCGGACCCACTCCGCATTGATCAGGCAAAATTCATAAACCGCGTCGGTCTGGTCGCCGCTGTCCATCAGGGCCAATTCCACCATCATTTTTTCACCGGATGGCAAGGAAAAGCTGGTATTCATGACCCGCTCCACCTCCGCCATGGAAAGGGCCTGGCCGTGGGCCACGTTTTGGCTGGTCATAAAGTCGCCCCATGCCCGGATCGTCCAGTAGAAAGAAGTTTCCTGAACGTCCACGCCCCCGGTGAGCATCTTCGCCCATTCCGGCACGACAAACTCCGGCAGCTCCGTCCGCCGTTCCATGACGATGGAAGCGAACACAAGGAGCTTCGTGTCCTCCCACGGCTCTGCAAGCCATGAGTTCGTGAAATTCTGCATCTTCTCCGGGTCCCCAAGGGAATCCAGATACTCCAGCGCAACTTCGGAGAAGCGCACGAACGGGGAATACAGCACATTGATCCAGTAGCCGACCTTCCGTCTGGACGCATTGTTCTCCTTCACGGTCTGCCACCGCCCCTGCTGGAGCATCCTGTCCTTGTGCTGGTCGGTAATGATACATCCGCATTCCTGGCAGATATACACCGCCTGATCCGCCCGGTCTGAAATGGTAAGCCCCTCTTCATCGCCCGGATACTTAAGCTGCTTGAATTTCAGCTCTATATACTCACCGCAGTGCGGACACGGTACAAAGTAGTGTTTCTCTATGTCCGACCCCTGCAGGGCTTTCCATATCTGCCCCGTTTCAATGGTCGGTGTGCTGGTCATGTATATTTTCCGGTTCCTGAATGTCTTTACACGTTCCCGTGCAAGGGAAATCTGATCAGCCTCCTTCTTGGAGGCAGCAGGGTATTTGTCCACCTCATCCAAGAACAGATACTTGATGGCTTTGGACGCAAGGCTTGACGGACTGTTCGCTCCCGAAATCGTGAGATACATCGCCTCGAACTGCATCTCCAGTTTCTGCGACTGGAATTCCTTGTACAGCCGCTTTAATGCCGGACTGCTTTTCAGCATAGGCTTGATGCGGTTCTCGCTGATGGATTCCCCCAACTTGTCGGACGGATAGACCACCATCGCTGGGGACGGGTCCTGCTGGATGATGTACCCAAGCATATTAAGCAGGGCTTCCGAACCGCCAATCTGTGTGCATTTGCACAATGCGATTTCCTCTGTTTCGTAATTGCACAGCTCATCCATGATCTCCTTCAGATACGGAGTCTTGTCATTCCTCCACGGCCCCGGCATTGCCGCTGTCTTGGAGTCAAGGAAACGGTACTTCTCTGCCCAGTCTGAAACGGAGATATCTTCCGGGGGCTGTAGCTGCCGAAGGGTTTCAAGAATATAAAATGCCACTTCATACTTCTTGCGCCATTTCCGGCACTTAACCATCACCATCACCCGGCTTTTCTGCCTCGGCGATAATGCCCTTCGCATCACTCGGCTTTACTACCCCTGCAATTACGAAAGAGTTAAGCAGCTCGGCTATTTCGCCGGATATTTC